CTAATGCCACCAAAGGAAATACAACCTATATACACACAACTTATTTAGATAACGTAGAAAACCTATCTAAAAGCTATTTAGAGCAAATAGAAAACATCAAGAAACGTAGACCAGAGAAATACAAACATCAGATGCTTGGTGGATGGTTAGCAAAAGCAGAGGGTGTAATATTTACTAATTGGAAGATAGGACAATTTAAAAAAGTAGGTGTAAGTGTGTATGGTCAAGATTATGGATTTGCATCAGATGAAAATACATTAGTAGAAACTAACATAGATGTAAATAATAAGATAATCTATTTAAAGGAATGCTTTTACTTGAAAGGTCTTACCACATCACAAATAGCTGAACTAAACCTTAAACACGCACAGAACCATCTTATAGTAGGTGATAGTGCTGAACCAAGATTGTTGCACGAACTTAAAGCAAAAGGTTGCAATGTAGTCAAAGCAATAAAAGGGCAAGGTTCAATTACCTATGGCATAGCATTACTACAAGATTATGATTTGATTGTAGAAGAAAACAGTATTAACTTAATCAAAGAACTAAACAACTACTCCTGGTTAGAAAAAAAGTCTAAAACACCACAAGATTGCTGGAACCATTTATGCGATGCCATTCGATATGCAGTCACATATCAACTACAAAACCCAAACAGAGGAAATTATTTTATAAGCTAACTTACTTATAATTAGCTAACTATAAATTATTTTAAAAATAGTTGTTAAATTGTTTGTTTATAACGTTAATAAGTGTTATATTGCAGTATATTAATTAAGTTCTTTGAAATATTGGTTGAGTTGAGATAGTATAAAGATAGAAATCTAGTACTTTAATATGGAAAGCACAAAAGATACCCATTGGGGCGGTAACCAATCCGCCACGAAAGAGGGCAAACGTGTAATAGCAATTAAAAGAAAGTAGGCTATTTAATGATTATCGAAGCAACCAATATTTCAAAGAATAATTAAAAGAGAGCAATTAACTAAAACAGATATTATGACACCATTAGAAAAAGCCTACGAAACTTTAAGAGGATTAGACATACCTTACAATCCAGAACTGCACAATTTAATGTGTACACTTGCAACAGAAGCATTTGGTACTGGTTATGACAAAGCAGTTAAAAACACCAAAGAGGTTTATGAAAAAGTGTACGAACTATAAAACAGAATTAATAATAGTATTGATGTTGGCATTTTTTGTGTTAGTGTTAAATGCTTTAAACATATATATAAATGTATAGTAATTGTTGTGGTGCAGAAGCATCTTATTTAAGTGATGAAATATGCGGTGATTGTTTAGAACACGCAGAATTTAATGAATAAGCAAAAGGTGGGAGTTATCCACTAACTCTAATACTTGGTCGTTGCGAGGTTACATAGGAAGCTACCCACTTTTTTTTTAAAAACAAAACAGATATGAAAAAATTAATAAACAGAATTTTAGTAAAAAGAAGCATCAGACCATATAAGGTAATAGCTTTAAGNACTGGTGTAATTGTAGAACATTACCGTAATGGTAAACTTAAAACAGAATATTATGAATAGACTAGCGGAAATTATAGAAACGTATATAAACGGAAACATAACCGTTGCTAAAAATGAATTTAGGTATTGGAGAATAGATTTAATTCAAGTAGTGCAATGCAGCGAATTATTTGGTATACGGCAAACGATTAAAATATTAAAGGCTATTGGTTTATCGGATATGCATATTATTAATTCGTTTCACGATTACGATAGGCAAAACATTGATGAAGCAAAAGAAATATTATTAAATAACTTTTATTAAAAACAGAATATTATGGATTGGTATAACCCACCAGAATACAAAGAATATGAATGCACAGAATGTGGTGAAGAAATAGACAAGCCAGGTGTGTGTAGTGGAACTTGTCACGAAGCAAGTATGATTTAGTAGTAAGTTAATTTTGAGTAAAAGGTGCATCTTAAATGGTGTGCCTTTTTTTATTATATTTACTTAGTATAAAAAACCAATTTAAAAACGTTATATAAGTATGAATATCAATATTACAATACCAACTGATCTAAGTGAAATTACTTTAAGGCAATATAAACACTTTCTTAAAATACAAAAAGGTGTAGAAGATGAGGGTTTTCTAAATGCAAAGATTATAGAGATTTTTTGCAAGGTAAAGCTGGAGAATGTAATGAGGTTAAAGTTTAATGATACTGAATTAATAGTAAGCACATTGACTAAAATGTTTGATGAAAAACCTAACCTGGTTACAAATTTTAAACTAAACAAAAAAGAGTATGGGTTTCATCCAAGACTAGATGATTTAACACTAGGTGAGTATATAGACTTAGATACCTTTATAGGTGATTGGGAAAACATAGAAAAAGCTATGGCTGTTTTATATAGACCAATAGTAAACAAGGTAAAAGAAAAATACACAATAGAAGAATACAAAGTAGGTGGTGATGAAGTAATGTTAGATATGCCTATGGATGCAGTATTATCATCAATTTTTTTTTTGTGGAATTTAGGACTAGACTTGTCACAAACTATGATGAACTATTTGGACAAGGATCAAACACAAGCCTTGACGCAGTATCTAACTTCACAACCAAATGGGGATGGTATAACTCAATTTACGGACTTGCTCAAGGAGACATTACAAGATATGAAAATATCACTAAACTAGGAGTACACGAATGTTTTATGATGCTATCCTTTATGAAAGACAAAGCAGAAGTAGAAGCAAAAAGAATTAAACAAAATTTCAAATGAGCAATCAAGGAGTAAGAGGGTATTACCAATTAACATCAACAATAGAAAACCAATTACTATCAGATGTAAACAACAATACTGTATCTATTGGAGACATAAGCAAAATAAACTTAAACAAGCAAGACATATTTCCATTGGCACATATGATTGTAAACAATGTTACAGTAGAAGAAAATGTGTTGAGGTTTAACATAAGCATCCTAGCTTGTGATATTGTAGACCAGTCAAAGGATGTAACAACAGATAGATTTACTGGTAATGATAATGAGCAAGATATTTTAAACACACAACTAGCAGTCTTAAATAGGCTTATACAACGTTTAAGAATGGGATCATTGCATACAGATATGTACCAACTAGAGGGTAGTCCAAGTTTAACACCTTTTCACGATAGGTTTGAAAACCAACTCGCTGGTTGGAGTGCTACAATGGACATACTAATTTACAATGATATATACATTTGCTAATGGTACTGAAAAATGTAGAAGAATATTTAACTGGTATTGGTGTTGATGTTGTTGAACAAGCCAAAAGAAACTTATCTGATGCTAGGAAAAGCAATGGTGATTTATACAACACACTTAAATATGAACTAGAAACTGGTGACAATTCTTTTATCATAAAATTCTTAATGCAAGAATATGGTATCTACGTTGATAAAGGTGTAAAGGGTAAAACCTCAACCTATCCTAAAACTGCTGCTGCATTATCTAAGTTTCAATATGGATCTGGAAACTTTCCAAAAGGTGGTTTAACTGAGGGAATTAATGAATGGGTAAGAAAGAAAAGGTTTCAGTTTAGAGATAAAAAAAGTGGTAGGTTTATGAGTTATGATAGTACTGCTTTTATGGTTACCAGGAGTATTTACAACAAAGGTATTGAAGCAACAGAGTTTTTCTCTAAACCATTTGATAGAGTTTTAAAAGAAGTACCTATTGAGTTGGTAAAAGCATTTAAACTAGATGTTGAATTAGGATTGATAAAAGGAATAAAAAGATAAATTATGGATTGGACATTAGGCATAGCATTTCATTTTCCACATAACAGACTTATGTTAGGTTGGGAGTACATAGCAAAAGATGAAAGGTACACATACACAACAATTAGGTTATATTTATTTATAGCTACACTAACACTAGATTTTTAAGATGGCAAATTTAGCATTAAGAAACCCACAGTTTAAAAGCATATCAATACCAGCATCTGGTGTTTTATCTACAGTATGCACAGTTACAATAGATGGTACTTTAAGGTACACACTTGTGAAGAATGTACAACCATCAACTACTATAAATTTTGATATTGCAGAACTTGCAAGAGATTATATAGAAATAGAATACCAAAGCACATATGTACCACAAACTGTTACAATACTTACTGTACTAACAAATAAAGATGGTTTAAATGGTACTGGTGCTGATGTTGGTTTAGATATATCTTCATCTGATAAAGGGTTTGAAGCCTATGGAGTTTTTACAGAAGGTGTAAACCCAACTGTGCCTTTTGGTAGAAGTTTACCTACTTATTTAATACCTATAAACGAAACTACTTCACCAGATACATTTACAATATTAGCCCCAAATAATCAAACTGGTAAGCTGCCAAGTATAACATCTTCAAGTGGTCTTATAGCTACATCATTTTCTGCATCTGCTACAAGTGTAACTGCCGAAGGTGTAGTTTGTAACATTAAAAGAATAGACTGCACAAAGTATGGTGATGGTAACAGAATTATCTACATAAACAAATATGGTGCGCAGCAAGATTTATGGTTTTTTTTAAAAGAAACTAGAAACCTGGCGAGAACAAATGAGGGTTACAAAGCAAACACAATAACCTATCCAAGTGGTGGTGCTACTTATTCTATTCAAGATGCACCAAACAAAGTGTTTAACACACAAGCAAAACAAACACATACATTTAGTAGTGGGTATTATCCAGAGTTTGCTAATGAGCAATTTGAAGAACTTTTGTTAAGTGAGTTTATATGGTGGTCTACAGTTAAAAAAGGAAGTGGTATAGTTATACCCTTAAAGGTTAAAACCTCATCAGTAGCTTTTAAAACAAGTGTAAACGATAGGCTAATAGAATACACAATAGAATTTGAAGAAGCATTTGATTATATAAACAACATTAGATAATGCGTAGATTACAACTATACATAGAAGATCAAAGAGTTGATTTATTCAAGGATGAAACAGTATCACTTACACAAACTATAAAAAACGTAAAAGATATTGCTAAAGTTTTTACAGAATTTACTCAAACC